AACGATCACAAACCCGTAACCAGGTTGTGTAAGGCATCTGACCATAGAAGTCGTCGAACACCACGGTCTCGTGGACGTCGGGACGATAGTCCCCAAAGAAAAACTGACCGTGCTTCGAAGGGTAATCCGCCTGCACGTAGGGCGAAGGGCCCTGCATGGCGTACCGAGTTTTTCCAGTCCCTGGCCGACCGTAAAGAATTGTCACGACAGGACGCGACGATCGCCGAGGAGAATAAAAGCTAGCCAACGCTTCCATTCCTCTTGTCATACCCAAATAGTGGGTAGGGTAGGTTTCGATGGCTGCGGATAGTCCTCGCCGTCGAATGGTAGCGCAAACGGTATATAACCGTTCACCAGAAGGGGTTGAGATCACTCCGTTCTCAAAGATGAACTGAGGACGTACCACGTCTGCTGCTTTAACGCAATGCTCACAATCACAGTCAAGAACAGGCTTCTTGCAGTAATGGGAGGCTTGCAGGGCTGAGCCTCGTCTTGGTTCCCAATGTGCACGTTTGTGGCACTCCTTCTTCAGTTGTTTCAACCTTCTCCCTGTCGGGAATTGAACGAACCCTTGTAGGTGAGGGGTTCCCTCTTCTCCAATTTCCAATTGTACCACAACGTAGTTATAGGTCCAGGCCTTGACCTTGTCGAGGTCCCCAAGGCGATTTCCGCTGGTCCGCCTTGGGTTGTTGATGGTGAAACACCAGTCCTTAACAGGAGCGACTTGTCGGGGCATTTTCCCAAAAACAAAGAGTTGTTTTGGGCTGGGGTAATACTGACCCCAGCCCAAGCGTGCGCGCGAAAAAAGTCACCGATTTTTCCGAACGCGCTTTACCATCTATATGCCGATGGTGCACCGGAAAACCATTTAGATGGTAAGGGACGCTCCGGACCTGCGGCCCTCCGCTTTATTGGTTTTAAGTTTAAAACACACACCCTTACATACTTCAAATCCTGAACGCTTCGCTACGATGCTCTGCGCTTGGTGTGCCTTGTGGGTCCCTAACCCACATTATGGCCGCTCCTCAGGGGCCCCTGCTCCGCTTCGCTCCGCTCCCCTGTTCCGCTAATTAATTCCGAGTCGATTTACTCATTCCTTGTAGGTGCAGCGGCACACGTAGCCAATCAGAGGCACGAGATCAGCAGAGCTGGCGTTCGCGAGCACGTGGAAGGAATTATCAACGATAGATGTCACAGTTCCACTACTGGCCGCATTGAACTGGACAGTGACCGGAGTCTTGAACTTGTAGTTGAACTTCCACTTCAAGGAAAGACCATTCATCTCAATGTTCGTTCCGTCCCAAGTCATATTGGGATCACTCAACGAAAAGGTCTTATCCATCAAGACCTTAAACCGGCCGAAGTTATTGAGGTTCTGATAAGTCATCATATTGATGCCAGAGTCGGCCGTGGTAGAGGCAGTCATGACGTTTTCACCTTGTGCCTGAGCAGCGTTGGTCTGCGTATCCTGATAAACGATAACGCGGATAAGGGCTGCCGTCTTAGCAGCGGTCAAGTTGGCTATCTTAGCAACGACAATAGAGCCACGGATCTTGATACCGATGAGCTTACACCGCTTCCCGATGCGTTGGTTAACGCCGGCTCCCTGAACAGGGGAGAACAGGTTCAAAATGGTTGCAACCGGTGTTCCTTCCTGAGTTGTATTGGGATCAAACTCAGTGGCTGTCCAATCAGTGGACGCAGGAATGGCCGCGAAGCCAAGCTCACTGTCGAAGTACTTCATCTCGCCAGTAACAGCTGCTCCTCGTGCACGGGCAACCGAGGGGTACCCTTTTCGGGCAGCTGGACGCCTGGGGCTCCTATCCCGCATGCGGGTCTTTGTAAATTTGCCGGTGGCTTCATACTTGGTCCGTGGAGGACGGCGGTAGCCCCTTGTACTCATTGTTTTCAGGAAAATGGGAAGTGCGCGGTTTTATTCCTGATTAGGAACCGCGTCACAGTAGGCGCGAGGCATGCTCCGAAAGTTCAGCTGCTCGCGCATAATTCGTTCTACGAAATGAGCAAGAAGTCCTACGACGATCTTCGAGAGACAATTGACCTTGATTCTGAGGAGGGTTCAGAATCGCAGGATTCATCAGAACTTGATTCACATTCAGTGGATTCAAGTGCTCTAGAGGCCATGGAAGGTTACCTTTCAGTAACATATAGCCATCTTCGCAGAAAAAGATGACGTTGTCGACACGCCTGTCGAACGCTTGCCAACGGTCAAGTTCGGTGAAAACCTTTGGATACCATTCGTTGGGTGCACGATTCGAGGTAAACACAAGGTGACTCGCAAGGAGTTGACGGAAAGCGCCTTTGGTATGGACCTCCATGGGGTAACGATCACAAACCCGTAACCAGGTTGTGTAAGGCATCTGACCATAGAAGTCGTCGAACACCACGGTCTCGTGGACGTCGGGACGATAGTCCCCAAAGAAAAACTGACCGTGCTTCGAAGG